CACGTCCATTATAGTCTCCTAAGTTAGCCACACCACCGGGGTACTTTTGGTTAGTCTGTTGACGCAGGGGCAGGTTCGTCGTACTGTTTCGTGTTTTTGAAGAGATTGTCCATAAACCGCCCCACCATCCTAACATGAACAGGGCACAGATCACCGCTAGTCTCGGCTATGTGCCTCCTCTCTGGCCCGCCATTCATTGTCAGTGCAACGAAGGCCACGTCCCGGGTGTTCAAGCACCCAGCCCGATCACACTCTTTTATCTTCTTCGTTCTTGTAGCCATTACAGCCTCCTTTCAAGAGTTCCTAAGTTAGCCACACCGCCAGGGCGGCCAGTAGAATACATGCCAGCATTACGAACGCACTGAATATAGCTTGGCGGGTTGGCATTATTCCTCGTCCTCACTTTCAATTCCGTACCAGTAGTCGTCCGCTTCCTGTTTAAGCAGTGCGTCCTCTTCGTCCGAGTTGCAATGGTCACGGTATTCTTCACGGTTCATGGGATAGTTCTTTCATTCAGTCGCCTTAGTCCCCTTCCAGGCCGCTACAGATTCCCGGGAACCCCAGCAATTTCCGGGAATCTCCCAGTAGCAATACATAACAATCTCCTGCATGTGCTGAAGATTGATATGGTCGGCGCAGCCAAAGGCCCCCCTTAGGTTATTGGACAGCACCGCTGTAAGAAAACCGCCAGGCGGTATTGCCTGTTCGACCCATCTGTCCATAGCTCCTTGGATATGTTGTGGTAGTTTTGCCTTGCTCATACCAGCCTCCTTTCAAGAGTTCCTAAGTTAGCCACACCATCCTCGTCTGGGCTCAATCCTCTAGCCTTGTTCGTTGCCGCCCTTATTTTAACCCAAACATCTTCTTCAATCGGAAAGCCAGCGGTGCCGACAGCATCCAATGCTTCCAGCATATCAGGCGCAGCGTCTTCGATGGGATAGCTTTCGCAACCCCGAACGCAATACTGTCCATTGATTCGCTTATCGGCTTGTGGTCTTCTGGCCAATTCCGGGCCCTAAGAACTGCCTGTTTCAATGCTTCTCGAAACGGTGTATGTTTTGTTTCACTCATACCAGCCTCCTTGTGCAGCGATTTGGCCACTGCTGTGCCGACTTTTGAAATGTAATCGCTCATATTGCACCTCCTATGCGTCGTACATGCGCAAATGCTCCTGACACTTTATGTGCCCCGCCTCCCCATTGAACACAGCTTGAACCGTAGCCTTATCCACCTCCCCGCGACGGTTCCAGAACAAACGAGCAGCTGGAAGTGTTACAATGAATCTTCCCGCAATCGTTTCCCACGGCGTATTGGTATAGGTGGTGGGCCAGTTTAAGCCCTTCAGAAGTTGCCTGAACGCCTTCTGGAACGCCGATTCTTCCGCCGGCTCAAACTCTGGACACCCTACATCGCTGCATTTTGCTTTGTTCTTGCATTGGTCACATTTATCAAGTCTTTGCATCAGAGCCTCCTCTCGTCAGGGTAACCTGGATCGTTTTGCCTTGGTTTAGTTTGATAAAATGGCGTACCGCTGTTTTTGTGATATTGTAGCAATAACCGGTTCCACCACAGTTTCTCTTCTCAAACCATTCCTCAGCCGTCATCGCGGGCTCGGCCACCATAGACGCCCGGCCGAGGTCGTAGGCGTCGCCAAGGAGGGGAGCGCAGTGTTTACATTCTTTGGTATAACAATTACCAAGTCCGAACGTAACAGGGCGAACAGGGCACTCCACGCAGATATTCTCATGTTCTGTGAACGACTTGACCCACACCTCGCCCGCCGTCTTTTCGGGCTTAGGCTTCGGTTTGGGGTCAGGCTTCGGTAGCATTCGCTCAATCTCATCTACGGTGCGATGAAACGTTGCAATCAGTTTTTTTAGTCTTTCGTCTCTGCTCACGTCAGGCTCCTTTCAACAAAGCGGGCCGAGGATACGACGAATAGGTTGTAAGAACCCGGCCCGCTACAATAGGAAAGCGGCTTTCCATAAATTACGAATCAATCGCTTTTCCATATATCGCTGTGCCCGTCGATGGGCTCTCATCTTGCTCATCTCCGGGTCACGTTCTGCTCTGCTCGGTCTTGCATGTACTTCTCGTATCCTTCACGGACGAGCAGGCGCAGGACGCTGCTACGATTAGGTTTGGTCGGGTCAAGTAACGCGGCTACGTAGTCGATTCGGGACACTTCTTCCGGCCCGAAGTCGGCTGCGAGTCGCACGGTTTGGATGTCTTCTGGATTACTCATGGTGGGTAGTATCGACCGGATGAGCGTATTTGTCAAACAAAAAATACGCAGAGTGCCCCAGAAAGGGCAGAAATCACCATAAGTCTTTACGGAGTAAAGAGATAAAATTTTGACTTTTTTGTATTGAGATGGGTAGAATACTGCAAAATATCCCAGCCCACCATCATCGCCGGAGAAGGCCGCACCGGGTCAGGCAGCGGGCTGGTTATTAGTCCCATGAAAAATATAAAATTACCCACCATCTTGCTTCGTCAGCGACAGAATGGTCAAATCTCATTCCACGTATCCATCGGCTATGTTCATCTCCTACGCCTAATTGTGGCGAAGGAAATTCTACCACACCTGGATCATCTGTTATGGTATTTAAAAGAGAGACAATAATTAGATTATCATTCCCATCCATATTTAATGTTGCATCGCCAAGGTCATCCATGAGCCAATTTGGTCTATCAAAAATTAAACCGGCGTATACAAATGGGGCACTATTTACTTTGTTGCCTTCTGCATAAATATCAAAAGAAAACGCACCATATTGCCTAACTGGATTAGGATTCGACGGGCTGGGCTGATAAACCCGAATACTAAGCTTTCCTTTGGGGGTACTGGGCATAGTAATAATTGATCCCAAATCACATTGAAAGGTTATGCCCCATTCAGTTCTAGCTTTCGCAGGACAAACATATTCATCAGGTGCCGGAACCTCATCAATCGTCGCATCCGCCCATATACCGAGTCGCCCAACATTGCCCGGTGCTCCGGCCCCTAATCCACCAATAGCATTGTCTCTCGCAACATTCCAGTTTGCGTTACTAACACTATTTGCAAACTCTGTACCTGCTCTACTGTGATCTATAGTATTCCCAAAATCATTATCAACAGCCACCCATTTCAAAAAATCAAGACAGGCTTTCATATCATTCCAAAGTTTTTGGTGTGGCAAACACGGTGTCGTTAGATTAGGGGCACCTGGTGAATCCCAGCCAACATTATTATATCCAAAAGCATCAAAATGTAGTAAATTTATTGTATAATAACGAGGTCTGTTAGGAGGTGCTCCGCTTGAAACTTCACCATCTCTCACAAAATACTGAGCAAGATCATCTATTGCTGCCCGGTACGCAACTATATCGCCAATGAGCTTCTCGGAGATAACACCATTGGGCGCATAGTTTGTGAACCAGGTTATACGTGAAGCACCCAGACAATCTGCTGGCCCTAACGATAGAAGTGTATCTGATTTATTACCAGCCACAACTGATTGTGCCCCCGATTTTTCAGCAGCTACCCAGCTAAAGCCAAGGCCATTGATAACCGCAACCAACTCGGTAATCGTATCATTGGCAGCAGCGGTCAAGTCAAGGGTAGTATTGCTTGCGTCCGCCCCGTCTACGACTATCAGATATATCTCGTCTGCTGCCGTGTCAATCTCGACCGTTGCTGAAGTAGCATCTCCGGCGCTGTTATAGATCGTAAATGCAGCCGTAGCGTCGGGCAAGACAAGCGCCCGGCGATTGTTGATAGCGTTTAGAAGTTCGTTATAAATATCCCTGGGAACTAACGGCCCTGCTGCTATTGGCAATTCTGTAAACTCAGCCATTAGTCCACCACAATAGGTAGGCTGGTGAAGACGTAGCGAGGTATGGGGGTCTGATCCGACACTTTGTATACTATCACTCGATAATTATCGTTCTCAGGGAAATCATGCGATTCGCTTATTACCTCTGCCAAGTTCGTAGCCGTTACCCACAACCCGTCAGTGAGGTCCCCCCAGGTCAGGTCGGTAGTGTCGGCTTCGCCCGTGTTAGTTATCTCCTGCTCTTTTACCCAGTAGCGCTGATCGGTATAATTGGCCTCTGCCGCCGGTCCCAGGTTATGTATCTTGCCTACGAAGAACTCGCTTGTGGTTATCGGTCCCATAGATATAGTCTGGGCCTTACCTGTAGTGAGCATTCTCAGCGGTGGGGCTACGGACAGATTTGCCAAACCCTCGACTATATCTACCAGCCGGTTCCACTCGTCTGCCTTCAACGGGTCGATACCCGCCCGCTTGTGTTGGAATGGTCTGATAGGTGGCATTACACCCCCAAGTCGGTGAAGGTAGCGGTTGCGTACATTGGATCATGCCCTACCTTAGTACGCACCGCCTCGTAGTGCCCGTCTTCGCTACGATATACGTGGTTCCAGTTATGCGTCTTGGTCTTGAAGAAATAAGCTACTTCCCAGTCTTCAGCGCCGTCTGTAGTAATGGAACGCCGGGCGTCTGCGCCTATAAACAGAACATACCCGGCACTGAAGCCCCGCCATGTAGCATTGTTCACCGCACCCGCAGTAGCCGCTATGATACTTTCAGGCAAAGCTGATACATGAAACCGGGTTACGGTAAACAACATCGTAGGCTCTGTAATAGCTGGCATCGCTGAATTGCTCGCTATCACATTATCAGCAGTATATTCCCAGGCACCGTCTTCAGCCGTTCCTATATCTGCCGCTACCGATATAGACTCTTCCTCTACAACTTCCGGGTCTTCCGGGTCTACGCCGGTCATCGGTGAATACCGGGCAGTTACCTTCGCCCACAGATACGTAGTATATGTACCGTCTGCATTGCTACTTTCATCAGTTATGCCAATTCCCTCGATATTCACTTCATCGCAGTACAAGTGCAGTCTATAGGGGAACCGGGCAGGTAACACGTAGCCACCTTCCGGCCAAGTTGAATACCGCCCGTATAGCTCGCCGGCGAAATCAAAAGCATCTGACCATGCTACCTTGAATATCCGCGTAGCCGACCCGCCGCCGCTGGCGAACTGAGCCGAGCATGATCCTACTAACTCTTCATATGCTATGGGCATGATAATTACCTAGCAAGGGGAGAAGGACTCAACATCGCAGTCTTAATCCATTCAAAACCGTTAACCATGCTTTCAAGAAGACCTACCATTTTTTTCTGCTCTGTCAACTGCTTCTTCTGTATCTTCTCCGGGGCGTCAGCCCCTACCTTCGGAACCTTTGCTGACACTTCCAAGGCACCGAGTGCCACCGACTTGAATAAATCTTCCAGTCCAATGAACTGAGCCTTACGTCCAGCGGCTTGAGTCTCCGCTATTGCGTCACGTTTCTTCTTTTCGTTATCTTGGAATAGCGATAGCAGGTTGCCCCATATCCCCTTCATGTTCTCAAAGAACAGCATCCACATCTGCTCTTCCTCGTTTATCATCTTCGCCCGGTATTTATCGTAACTCCTCTTCCTATCAGTCAGGCCCTTGTTCCAATCAGCCCATCGCTCTGCTATGCTCTGCTTGTCCGCTTTCTCTTCTGCTGACAACTCTCGCTCTTTGGCCTTACGTTGTTTCGTAGGCATTTTGGCCAGCATCTCTTCCAGTGCTAACATTTCCTGAGCGTGTCTCTTCGCCAACTCAGCATATTGCTTACTTTGCAACTCCTGCTCAGATATCCACAACCCGAACGCCGCTCGCTGCTCTTGTACCTGAGTGTCCAAGAGGCCCACTGTAGCTACAATACCATCGGCCCAGTGCTGAATCTCTTGCCTGGAGTTGTGCAGCCAGGTCTTCGCATCGTCTACCAGGAAGTGTTTCATGTCCCCTACGAATTGCTTTATATGGAATGAAGCAGTATCCATTACCAACTCTACGGTCGTCCCCCAGTTGACAAAGGCGTGCTGAAGAGTAGCGATAACGTTCAGAGTATTGTTCCACCACATTCCCAGCGTATTGAGTACAAACTGTTTTATCTTGGACTCATTGTCTAGTATGAACTTGGATATATCCTTCAAGGCGGGTATGAACATCTTGCCTATATCGGCTGCCAAAACAAACACCTGCTGTTTCAGCCGCGAGAGCCAGAAGCTCATAGTGTTAGACATCTTGTTAAAGGCTTTCATGGTAGAACCAGCAGCCTTCATCTGACCATCCAGATCACCAACAAAACCTTCCATGTCACCCAACAGGGTAATGATTGCGTTGTATGCTTCTACCGATGAGAACATCGCAGCTACTTGCTCGGTAGAAGCACCTTGTAGTTTCTCCAGCACGCCAACAAGCCCGATGGTCTTCAGAGTATTAGTACTGAGTGATAAGCCAAAAGCATCCGCTGCTTTTATTGCATCCGGCGTGGACTTGGCAAAGGCCATAAGAGCCTGCCGCATACCAGTCATAGCTATCCGGGGCCGAACGCCAGCTCTGGTAAGCGTAGCTATGGATGCAAATAATCCTTCCATTGACGCGCCACTAGCTGCCGCCGGGGCCGCTACCATACCCAGGAACCGGGCCAAGTCCGCAAAGGTGAGCTTGCCAGCCTTGACCGTAGCAAACAGAGCATCGGATACCTTGGTAGCATCTCTGGCAGTTAGCTGGTAAGAGTTCAGCACAGTGGTAATCACATCCACGGCTGATGCTGTATCAGTCATACCCGCAATAGCAGCACGTGAGGCGGTCTCCAGTACGCCCAAGCCATCCCGAGCAGCGATACTCGCAGATAGAATGTCGTACAAACCTTTCGATAGTGTCTGAGTAGACTGCCCAAACTGAACTGCCAGCCTTTTGATCCCCTTCTCAAAACCTTTCATGGCAGGCATAGTCGTCTCGGTAAGCATAGTCGAGACATTTGCCATCTGCTGCTCGAACTTCGTGGCTGCAAAGATCGCCCCGGTAAATGCACCTGCCAGGGCAATACCGATCCTCGGTGCCCACCGCCGTACCGAGCTGGTCATCCGACGCAAGCCAGCAGCAAGTTTTCGGCGTACCCGAGCCAATGCTGCGCCGAACTTTGATGTTCTAGCAACTATATCTACATAGGCTTCGGCTAATTTCATGTCTTGCCTTTTTGTCTGCGGAACTCTTCTACCTGTTTGCACATCTCTTCATATGTGATACTCTCTTCATATGTGATACCTTTACTTTGAGCTTTCTCGCTATCGCCCGAGAGTACTGCCAACTGTGGAAACGTAAGTTGACCTATTTGAATAAACGTCCAGTGATGTATTTCTACCAACGTCTTGAATAAATCGGACCAGTCAACTAGCTTTTCTTTCGCTTTCGACTGGCCCTCTTCGGAGAAGGGTTGCTGAACCCATTCACTGCATCAAGCCGCTGCTGCACATAAGGTAACTTGTCCAGGGTAATCTTCTGCGATACTGCTTCCAAGGTGAGCTCCGGCTGCTTGCGCAGCAGGCTCAACCAAATCAGATAGCAGATGCCGCTCATGCTCACCATCGCTGAAGTTATCCGCGACTGCCGTTCGGCAGGCTCAATCTGGCGTGCCGCCGTAGCAGCCTCCTGGGCCTGCTGCAGCATCTTCATCTGTAACTCTACGGGCAAGCCCTCCAGGTTTCGGCTAGCCTGCCTGATAGGCGCATCGTCTACCCACTGCTCGAACTGTGCAAACTCACTAATAGTTAACGGGTCCATTAGATACGTTGAGCCATTCAACTGTATCTCTGCTGCCGCGCCCGCCACGTCTGGTAGGTTCGTCATCTTTGGCCTCCTAATAAGTTTTTACCAAGTCCCGATATTGGTCAGGTCGAACGTTCCGCTCACCGTGTAAGCTACGCTGAACGTGACTACGCCGTCTACTGCTACCGTATAAGTGCAGGAACTCACCAAGGCAGAAGCTGCCAGAATATACCCCTGCCCCGCTTCCAGGAACAACTGCAGCGCGCCGATGTCCTCGCCCGACTTGATCGCCGGAACCGCCGAAGTCAGATCGACGGCAGAGTCCCAGTTCAGGTCGAGAGTGCCGGTGGCTCCACGCAGGCCCCAGACGAATGTCCGGTACCCGCCTGAGCCGCTATGAGAAGTATCGGCCAGCTCCGAAGTAGTCTCGGCAGTCCAGCCGGTGACGTTCATCGTATTGCCACTGGATATGACCTCGCCAGTTTTGCCAGTAAAATAAGCCATCGCTTGTACTCCTTATGCTATGCCGAAGTGCCGATAATGACCACATCGTAAGTTACCGTCTGAGCAGCGGTGACGGACGATATCTGGAGGATGTCGCCGGTGCCCCCTGTGACCGCATAACCAGCCAGTGAGGGGTCCCACCAGAATACCATGCCGCCGGGATTGACAAAGGTGAAGTCGGCAACCGCACCGAAGAGCGGTACTGCGTTCGCATCACCGCCGACCTCCAGGATATAACCGGCAGTAGTAGACGTGTTAATAACCAAGAACGCCTTGACCTTGACCATAGTAATCACGTTACCAAACTCGTCACTAATCCCGCCAGCTACGTCGATATCTACCGCCGCCGAAGCTAATGACCCTGAGTCGTGATAAACCAGATCGGCGGTGTCTATCACCACGCCGTTTTGCAGAGTATCTGAAAACGCCCTGGTCATCACGTCAGCTGGTGTAGACAGATCGGTGTCCGTAGTTGTGTGGTTAGTCTTTAGCGTCATTGATAAGTTCGTCGCCAATGAAGTTGCCATAATAATTGTCTCCTAAAAAATGCTATAAACTTCTATGAACCTTTATCATGTAATCAACTCTGGTATGCCAGATGTTGTTATCTTCTCTGGTAGTCTCTTCAGCTTCGGGCAGGCACATGATGCAAGACGCAGAGCCGTCTATACTGATCTTCACCGCATCGAAGCTACTCCGTAACGCCGCCCTGGCAGTCTCGCCCTCGGCCTGAGTAGTGCTAAAGATGCTGATCTGTATACCGTGGCTGTCGATATACGGGGTGCCGCTGGTCCACTCAAACGAGTTACCCAGATCGACGAGAACCGCATACGGTCGCTCAATCGGTCTGCCTGCCCCATCCTTCGGCGGTGCCTGGGCGAGATACAAGCCACCCGGCACAGCTGCTACTATCGCCGCATCTGCCAGCCACCTGCTACGCACTGCCGTAAACACATCGCTCATGTTATCTTCCTGCCGAGTATCTTCTTGATCTCTCGCTGATTCTTATAAACTCCCGGCCTGAGATAAGGCCGAGCTGCCATCTTGCTCGTGCCGGTCTCCAGGAACTTGCCGTACTTGATGTTCGTACCTACCCGAGCGGTTGCTGCAGTTACTTCATGGGTTATGCTCCTGCTCAGTGTGCCTGTACGTCTATGCGGTGGCTCACCCGGCCCGCTTGCCGGGGTGTGAGGGTTAGTCTTAGTAGGCCCAGCCGTAGCCAGCGACTGCTTCACCTTACCCACCACAAAGATCGCCGCCGCCATCAGGTTGCGTTGCATACCTTCCTTGATCTTGAACTTCACGCTAGGACCGTGCCATATCAAACCAGACGCCATTAGAGTATCTCCACGCAGTCAACTGTCATCAGCCTGCCTTGCTCGTCTATATCACGCACACCCAGTACCTCAAACGTTCTGCTGCCGTAACCTATCCTGTCCGGCTCCTGTATCCCGCACGGTACGCAGTAGAACCTTATGCCTATGTCCGTAGCTTCCCGACCCAGCTTCACCATCTCGGTAGCCGTGAGCGGCTGTATCCGGGCCTTGACGGTCTTCCAGGTACTGTAGGCTTCTTCATACGCCCCGGTATCGGATACCAGAACCGCAGGCCGCAATACCGAGATCGTCTTATCACATAGACTGTCAATACTCATATCGTCCCTTACTTCGCCAGGTTGTTCAGTAGTGCCATCAGCAGCCCTACGCAGGCTGACGATAGGACGGTGATAATAGTCACCACTGCCCAGCCAGGCCGCTTCAGTACGGTCTGCAGCGTGACCTCTATCTTATCGTCCAGTCTCTGCATCCAGTCGGTCAGGCTATGAAGGTTATCTTTGTTGGTCTTTATCCGGTCGCGGTTTACCTGACCGTAGGCACATACCTCGTCGAGCTTCTTTGTCGATCCGTCTGTGTCGTTCATACCGCTATCCTTATGAATTTTTCCAGTCGCTGCTTTATCTGATCGCGAGGGTTACTATCGCTCCCGCTTTTTGCCGACCATGCGTAGTCGCCCAGCTTCTCTGATTGCAATGCCGGGTCACGGCGGGTGCCAAAATACTGCGAAGCTATAAGAGTCAGGCAGGCTTGCTCTACATCGTACGGAATAGTGGTATAGCCACCTGTATACTCAATGTAGATATTTTGTGCTCCCACTGGGAATCCGCCTACGTAATGCAGCCTGCCTGAATCCTCATCCCATTTGTAATCGTTCAGCGACTGATACGGATGAGGCATATAAGCGTATTGGCTCAAACAATACAGAGCCGGTGTCTGAGCCAGGTCCGCGGTAAGGTACGTCCCGTAACTCAAACCCTGACTTGCCCAGCCGCTACCCAGGGCATCTATCGCCGCCGCCAAGGTAGTGATTGTCGTATAGGTACTGAACGCCAGGCTGCTGGTAGTCGTCCCGCTACTGTCTTTGTAGGTCAAGGTGAGCCCCGTACTCGTAACTCTGGCCGTTGCCCAGGTTGAACTCGTAGAATTATGCCACACACCCAGGGCGTTGAACCGGCCTACCCCTACCCTAGCCACCACAGTCACGGGGGAATGCTCCAGGTAAAACGTTCTCGCACCCGTGCCGTCGTACCATCCCGCGTAGCTGGCAGTATTGAAATACCTGTTACAGATACTCTCGATAGCCGCAGAAGCCCGGTCGATGATATTAGTTATCAGAGCGTCGTCATCATCACCAGCCCGTAGATACTCCTTAGCCTTTGCCAGCGTGGTAAGGTCATGGCTCGCACCCGTCGCTTCTGTACCTGTTCCGTCCCATACCATCAGGTTGTCGGCTCCAAATCGGGGTTATCGAAGTTCCAGCCAGCCTTCTGCCGCCAGACATATAGGTCTGTTCCGCTAGGGTAATCGTGGTAGAAGGTAAACTGGCCCGCAGCGTTACTCGTTCCATTTCGCACCGTATTAGCGCCACCCACGTCGGTAGTCACCCAGATAGTCACGCCGTCTATCGGATTGCCCGTAGCTGAGTCGGTGACGGTGTAAGTCTCAGATATCGCACCTGAGCCTACGCCTATCACATCCAACTGGTCGGATAGAGTTTCGAGCGTATCGCTATCGGCACCGATAACATCGCTTAGGATATATGCAGCAAGTACACCAGCAGCGTCAGGAATTACTAAGCTAACCCCATCCGTTCCTCGCATCGTTTCAACAGCAATCTCCGCCGTTCCGTCCCAGTGCATTTCGGCAGTAGTACCTAACCGGGTATCGGTGGCGACCACGGGGGCACCTCCAGCTTGTTCAAACAGCACCACCGAATAGACACCGGCAGCAATCACCGGGAACGCCCCTCGATACTCCGTAGAATTCGTGGCAATCTCAGCAAGCTGGATATCGTAATCGTCGATATCGCCCGCAACGTAGGCCGTAAAGGATGGGGCCCCAGCCGGGTCGGTTACTACCTCGCCAGCGGCGTTAAATGCCAGGCCGTACAGGGTCGAGCCCGTAGTGAAAGTTGCTTGAATCTCGTTAGCCATCAGTCTGTTCCTTGGTAGCCTCAGCTAATAGCTCTAGCCTAACTTCATCCTTGATCGCCTGTCGTTCTTCCTCTTTGGCTTTTTCTAAGCTCGCTTTCTCAGCAGCCATAGTTCTAGCCTGGCTTTCGTTTAGAAGGCCGTGGAGCTGTTCAATGTACGGCCGTATCGCCGTGCCTCCATCAATGCTATTTTTGTAGGCACAGTCACAGATATGTATCAGTAACTGCGCTCCCGCTCGATCAGCATCTACCCTGATTTGCGGGAGTTCTGTTTTGGTGTCCTCCATTTGTTGGCCTCCTAAACATTTACAAAATATCACTCGTATCTAAAGCAGCCTTGGTGGCCGCATGTTCAATGTCATGGCCGTAACCAGCCTGCATTTTGAAGTAGCGTATGACTATCTGTTTCATCCATTGACCAGTTGTATACCGTGGAACCTGCTTGCCCACAATCTGCGGATCAGGCTTTGTTTCTCTATTTGGCATAGCCAGCAGAATCAGAGCAACCTTGTCATCTGGGATTGTTATGGTTATGTCTGGCATTATGTGCCTCCTAATTGAAATGCAATATAGTTCGTGCCAAAGCTCCGCCGCCGACTGTTTCTACACAATGTCCAATTTCTAAAAAGTGAGTTGCAACTGCGCCTCCTACATTCCAGACATCTGCACTTCCTGCCGTAGCCGATGAGATCAACCTGTCGCCTCTTGCACTTCCTCCCGCATCCATCAGTACATCTGCAATACCCCCAACAACAACCCACATCGCACTTCCGTCGGCGACGCCCGCATCTAAAGTAATACCAAAAACCTCATCGCTATTTGCAGCCGCTGTTTTGACTGCATCGTCTACTGCCGTTGCTGAGTAAGGGGCAAGTAATTGCCCTGCAACACTGTTGCCTCCAGTTTTGTTGGTCAGCCGTATTGCATAGCCGCCGATTGCGGTTAGCTTGTACTTTGCACTCTCAAGCGTCTTGCCGGTGCCGACTTGAGTAATAGTGCCATCGGTAAAGCTAACATAGTTTGTTGGAGCACCAACGGCACTATCGCCTATCCGCACCGCCCCGTCTGCGAAGAAATCCAGAAACGTATCGGCCTGGGAGTATATGCCGATGGCTGGGTCGCGGAAACGTATCTGAATTGCTCCACTCATCAAAATTCGAGATCGATAATCAAACCACGCCGCATCTTCATCCCAGAAGAATTGACCTGAGTTAGTGGTCCCGATGAAGTTGAAGGTAATGTCCGTATCAGCAGCAGCAGTGAAGTCGTATATACCTATAGCTGAATATGCTCTCAGTTTTGAGTATCCTGTTTCATTCCATTCAAAATAGGAATCAGCCGCCTCATCAGCCCCTAATGATAACTTTACATCATCAGCTGCAATAGTTAGCCCATGAGCAGGTAGCAGAACCGGCATGTTGATCTTCAGACCAACGATGTCCGCATCCTGTCGATTGAAATGCGTAAACTCGTCGGTATCATCGACCAGTATCTCAAAATATCTTTTGGCGTTCGACCCTTCTGGAGCTGTAAGATATCCCCAGAACTTGTTGGGTGGGTTAGCTGTATTGCCATACTGACCAAATGAGTGCTCGCTACCGATAAAGTTTATAGCCGCTGATCCATTGTTAGAAGTAAAGGACATCAACCCGTTGATTGATGCTATCTGAGAGGTTTTGTTTTTATCAATGTACATCTCATAGCGAGCATCGCCTTCGCCTGCCTTTCGGTGCAGAATGAATTTCCTGCCAGGCGTGTCCCCGTCAAATACATCCGCATCCTCAAAGAGAGTAACATCGCCCAAAGTAGCCGGGGCTGCTCCATCCGGCTGTAGTTTCAGATCACCGCCAGAGTTGAATAGCTCAGCGGTATCGACCGTAGCGAAGGTCGGCGTGCCCGTAGAGGTAACGTCCTGATTGATGAAGCTGTGATCCGAACCGTCCCCCAGGTTGTCTAGCCCAGCGTGTGATTGAACCTCTATCAGCATCTAATCGCCGCCTTCATCTCTAATCATAGAAGTTAGCTAGCGGTGCGTGACCCATTGAATATCTTAGATACCATACCCCGCCAAGGCTGACCCCAACAGTTATGCTTACATAGAGATTCGGGGTTACACTTATATTAGCCAAGCCCTTCGCCGCATATTCTGTTGCTGTAACTAATCCCCAAATTACTCTATCCGTTGTTACTGTTTGCTCGCCAGCACCCCAGGCTACGCCAATCATTCTATTGATAGTTGCCAAAGTAGGTATCGCCGCCGTATGCTCCCAGATGGCTAAAGTACAAGTCTGAGCTGCGGTTGAATTCACGGGCCATAGTACAATATTCTCATGGTCGCCTGTATAGATACTGTCAGGAAAAGTACCCGGTCCTAACGCGATCAATGCCGCAGAAGTAGCCCCAGCCTGCAAGCGGTCATCGACACCCCCGCCTCCATCGTAAAGTCTAGTTACCTGATTCGGCATTTCATGCCTCCTAGTCGTAGAAGTTGGCCAACGGGGCATGGCCTAGGGCATACGTCAAATACCACGACGCGTCCGCTTCCGAGTTGACTGAAACAACTATACTCAGGTAGACGTTAGGGGTTACGCTGATATTTGCCATCCCCTTAGCCGCTTCCTCTGTACCAGTAGCCAGGCCCCAAACTACCTGATCGGTAGTGACCGCCTGATCGGTAGTTGACCATACGCCTTCCACCACACGGTTGACCGTTGCCAACGTTCCCACGATAGCCGTATGCTCAATAAGAGCCAGCGTGCATTCAGAAGCTGCGGTCTTGTGCATTAGCCAGATGGCTATATTCTCATGGTCGCCCGTGGGTATTACTTCCGGGGCAGTTCCCAGTGCGATCCATGCCGCTCCGCTTACTGCATCCAGGAGCGAATTGTTAGCCCCGCCCCCGTTATATATTCGCATTATCATAACACGCTCCTTTGAACCGCTGGTCTATTTCATAACCCCTACAATCCTTCACCTCGAGTCCGCAGTACTGCTCGTCCTGCTCGCTGCTCAGACTATGCCTTTTCTTGTCCTGGCATAGCCGCTCACGGCCACAGAATACGTAAAACGTACATTGCCACGCTGCTATAGAGTGAGGGCAGGGGAGCATGTCACGCCCCATTCAGCCTGTCTCGCTTGGCAGTTATGTACTTGCCGCCCAGAAACAGACCCAGCAGTACCGTAGCTAAGCCACCACCCGTATAAGCCAGGTTCTCCAGGGCGCCTGAGCTTTCCGCATCGTCAGCAGTCAGCTCGTCCACATTGTCAGCTGCACCGTGGAGCAATGCCGAAGTGGTCTTATCCAGCCGCTCCATACCGTCAGCCGCACCACGTAGGAAAGAAGACGCCGCGGAGCATCCCACCAGGGCAAGTAATAGAGTTGCCAGTACCAGGTATTTCACGAGGTTACTCCTTTTTCGTACCCTTCAACGCCATGCCCAGATCACTGACAGTAATACCGCCGATAAGGGCAGCGCCCAAAGTCACTGCTGTCTGAGCGATCTTCTCAGCCTCAGCTTCGGGTACATTGAATACTTCAACGGCAATACATATCAGCAAGGTAGCAATCGCCGCCCACGCTCGCTTACTCGCCAGTAGTTTCTTCAGTCCGTCCATCTTTACGCTCCTTTGGTTTTGCAGCCTTACGTTTGGCTACTTTAGGTACAGGCAATCTCTCCACCAGTTTGGTACCGATAAGCCGCAGGGCCTTCTCGTCGGATAACTCGATCACCGAACCCGCAGACTTACCAAGCCAATCTTTTAGCAGCTTTACCTTCATGACTATTTCCTCCGGGTCTTGGCTTTCTTCTTAGCCGCCTTGGGTTTAGGTGGCAGAACTGCGGCTACAGGCTCAGGCTTAGGTCTGGCAGGATCAATCGCAATGCCTTGAGCAATAAGGTTCTCAGCAATCTTATCCGTTACCGCTGCCCAATCACCCTTGACGTACCTACCCCACGCCTCTAGCAATTTGATATTTCGCATATCTTTACCTCCAAAGATTAGTCATCCCTGTAGCTGGTACGAGTACCCCAGATCGTTACAGCGTCCAGATAGAGACTTCCCGCCTCCGCGACGGCTCCATGGTCCATTTTGATAATAGGCTGGAACATCGCCTCGGCTGCGGTCAGGTTGGTCATATCGTGGGTCGATCCGGCGTTCACCCTTGTACCATCCATAAAGAACTTCACATCTGCCATATCGCCAAAGTCGATGCGGAATATGTGGTACTCGCTGGCCACTAAAGTAATGGCCGATGTATTACTTTCGTCGTTAGTTGTATCGTCCGATTCCGTGAGCAACACTTGATCGCCCGTTACCCTGAACCATGCAGACTCCGCCACTGTATCGCCATCCGCATTGTGGAGACCCTCTACGCCCCACATCGCCGTAGTGTTCCCGCCTATAGCATCCACCAAAGCCAGCCTGAACTCTATCTGCAAATCATTGTAGGGATTGAGTGGGGTCTGGTCGGCCCAATAGATACCCGAATCTTGGGCCTCGTTGTTGCCAACAGCCATCATAAGATTGACAACGCCGGTAGCCCCGGTTGCAGCGGTTCCTGGCAATATGATAGGCGTGGTATTGCCCGCTGCACTCACGTCAATCGGAGCCCAGGTTAGGCCGACATCGGCAGCGGTCACTTGACCTACAAGCCCGGTAAAATCATCCTTGAACCAATACGGGGCCATAGCGTGTACCGTTTCGTTGGTCACGCCGTTGTAAAAGATTTGTACTCCGTGTTCCCATCTACACTTTGTTCTAGTTACACTACTTTGTCCAGGCATAGCTCCGAACCTCCTTTCAGTTAGTTAGGTCCGACTAGGCGGGCTACCGCTTCGCCGAAGCTAATGCCTTATTACTCGAATTGATTACCATTTTGTTTGCCGGAGCTGACTGGATCGCCTTGGCTGAATTACGGCTACTTAGCAACTCAGCCAGCCTCCGCTTTCGTTTTCTCCGTCGTCTAGCCTTACTTGATTCAGCAGACATAATGCCACCGTTACTACGTGATCGCACTCGGCATAGTAGCCTCAGCATATCGCGCCCGATAGCACAGAGCGAATACACAGCCAACAGCCGCCGCACCGGGATCATTGATCGCGCATTCAATCCAATCGAAGTTGTTCACTGCATCGAAATCAGACCCCACGATGTTCACCGTTACAATCGAATTAGCGGCAACGGTTATATTCTTCGACGTTGTGAACGCCTTAGCGTCACCGCCAGCGTCCGCGTCCTGAGTACACTGCTGCACGGTTACAGTTACAGCAGCACCTTCAGTGCCTTGGTAGGCAACAAGAGTTACTGCCTCATAGTTCCTCATGCAGATATAATCCGATGTCGGCACTCCATCGTTGTAGTCAATAGGATCGGTGATCTTTACAATGTTTATGCTTGATGTCAAATCTTGCAGATTAGCCATAGAAGAACCTCCTGGGCATTATCGCCCGCTATGTGATCGCGCTCGGCATAGTAGCCTCAGCGTACCTTGCCCGGTAACATAGGGCTGTTACCGCACCAAGTGTCGGACTCGCTGCAGCATTTGTTTGGACCCGGAGCCACTCGAAGCCGCCTTCCACGTCCATGTCTTGCGCTACATCAATCTGAATCACCCGCACCGTATCTTCGTCAGTGCCGTTGGTAAAGGTAGTCGCCTTTGCGTTTGTCATAGCCTTGGCGTCAGTCCCGCCATCAGCGTCTTGAGTGCATTGGTTCACGGTAATCACAAGGTTAGCCGCCAATGCACCCGCTTCGCAGACGTAGACAATAGCATCGTAGTTCTTCATGTGGATGTAATCGCCAGTAACCGCTCCGCCATTTATATCCACAGGGCTGATAATCTGAACGATAGCTATACTCTTTTGCAGTTGCTGTAAATTAGCCATACATTGTACCTCCTGAGCATTATCGCTCGTTAGGGTTATGCTCTAGTGGCCAGGGCTACAAACGGACTCATCGTCGCACCGGCTCCGCCATGCTTGGGTGTAAGCGTAGTCTGCCACCACGGCTGACCATCATATCTTAAAACAAACCTATAAACTGTCTTATCGTAGTTGAAGTACAGGTGCATGGAGCTCGCCGTCTGCACGCCTCCGCCAGCCTTGCCGCCGATAAGATACTGGCTCCAGTCGGCCAGAACGATATCGCCCACAGTACCAAGAGCCTGGCAATGTTCCGTCAGGAACAAGGGTAGGCCCATGATCGTTTGGTTAGGCGCACCAGCAAGACCGTTAGCCGGTTGCCAGAGAGTTGTGCCGCCGGTACCAACTGCTATGCTCAGTATAGACAGTTGCGGGAAGGTCCCCATGTTGGCCATCCAGATAGCATTAGAGTATGACGGGGGATGCAACCTGCTGAACATCTTGACGATATTAGCAGCCACGATAGTAGCAGCCGCCTGCCCACCTTCCTTAGCTACTGTAACCAGGGCGCCAGAAGCCAGGATACCAAGAGCCTGACCAACGCCGGTGCCGTTGATGAAGTCTTCCTCTTCGGTGAAGGTAATCGCCTGGCCGAACATCCGATTGATTAGCGGGGCAATGGAGATCGGGCTGTCTTCCAGAAGTTCGTCGGTAACGTCCACCAGACCTACCAGCTTCTTCAGAGTAAGCTGGAGCCGACCGAAGGCGGGTTTAGAAGCAGTCTTGGACTCAGCCTCGCCCGGTCGGTAGATTATGATCCCACCGAACAGGCTCGACGCCCTGCTGGACTCAGCCACGTAGGGTATCTGGATCGAATTGGTCTGCATTGGGATATAGGTGGCCCGACTACGGATAACGGCAGTCTCCTGCTGTTTCTCCAGTAGAGTAGCCATGAACTCGGTAGGCACCAGGTACCCGCCCTGCTCATCGTCACCTTCCTGCATCGTAGGTTTGGAATGGTAGAACTCAGACCACTTCTGCATCTCAGGCGACATGCTCCGGCCATCTGGCCCGGCCTTCCACAGATCATGCAGGAAATGACCGAAGTTCTTGAACCCGCCCTGCTTCATGTAATCGGCATCAGTCTCAGCCAGCCGGACCTCTTTGGTCTTGCCAGTGGCTGACTCGATAGCCTGGACCACCGATTCGCGGATGAGTGTCTTCATCTGCTCATCGGACAGCTTGAGCATGAAGCCTTCAGTATTGGCTTCGGGGTCGGTCTTGTTAACCAGCTCGGTGCCCTTGTACCTGCTGGCTGTTTCATCCCAGCACAAGTCTTTGGCCACCTGGTCATCGACATCGAGGACGGTACCAGACTTGTAGGTCTTGTCTCCATCCGTCCAATTTTTTGCAAGTATAATTTCCATGTTGCTCACCTCCGGAATTAGAGCGTTATCACGTCCAATGGACCTGATAATCTCCAGTTCCGGCCACCCTGATAGCTCCAGGCTATGCTGCCCTGCCATCTCCAGGTAAGCTAAGAACCTGATATCCCCAGCCCGCTTTTCAACACAATCAACAAAGGCCGTATCCGCTCTGCTTGATGCAGATCAGATGCGACCTCTAATCCGATTTATCTCCTCAGTAACAACCTTA